GGACTGTTCTGCCGCCGTTGCCGATGCTGACGCATCCTCCGCAGATTGTGCCGCATTTTCCGCTGATGTTTCCGCTGCGCTTGCAGACTGTTCTGCCTGTTCCGCGCTTTTCTTTGCCTGTTCCGCGTATTTCTTCGCTTCCCCTGCATCCGGATCGTCAACGACATTGATCTCCACGCCCATATCAAACGGATAACTCATTTCCGTTTCCGCAACCGTAAAATCATACGTCATCAACTCAATCCACCACCTTTTTCAGCAGATTTTCGTCTACATTCACGCGGATCTTATTGGACGCGGCACGGAAAACTTTATCGCCCTGGTGGTACGTCCAGTTGATCTGCGCCCGTACCTGTCTCTGCTCAAATAACAACGTCTCTTCCTGCGTGAGAAATACCGCAACGCTATGCTCCGTCACTTCCACGTCCTCTCCGGATTTCGTAAACAGATCCTCAAACGAAACATAGACGTTCTCTGCCTGCGTTAAGTCTAAATCATCAGGACCCGTGAATGTAAACGTCGGCGTCGTACCCTGTGTTATTGCCGGTCTTATTCCAGTCATGCCGATCACCCCTTCTGCGACTGTTTCCAAATCTGATTGACGCCCGTCGCAGCTAATCCGGAGACGATCCCGACCGCTATTGCCGTCAGAATGTGCATCCCATCAAATTCCGGAAAATGCGTAATGAATCCGATTATTCCGATCAGACCGCCGCACAGGCCCATGATCGCCGGGATCAATTCGTCTTTGATGCGCGGCGTATTCTTACACCAGATTCCGATAAGGTAACAGATAACAGTGATTGCCGCCACACTTGCGATTCCGAGATTTTCCATAGTGACTTCTCCTTTCATATTTTGTGCTGATCAAAAAGTAATTCGTAAGTTCGCTTTATGTTTTCTGCCGCCTGTGTTGTGCGACCATTAGCGAAGGAAGGATTTTTTGCGCAATATTTGTCATAAGTTTTTATATCATCGAGCGTTTGCAAAAAATATTCATTGGTATGGTGGATTGAATTTAGTAACTCGTCGTTGAATCGGAGCACATGCGTTCGCGCCAGAACCGCTTCCCGTTCTTCTATTGTGCTTTCCACGCGGTCTATTTTCGATTCAATGGACACCAACTTCTTATCAATTTCCGCAAACAAAAACGTATGCACCAGCTTTGCTATCCACGACCAAGGGTTAATCTTTATCGGAGAAATCTGTATGATAGTAAACGCACCGATAAGAGTGATCCCCAGATTTGCCCTCAGAAATGTATATATTGTTTCAATTAACTCCATCCCTATTTACCTCCTTCCGGGCGTATTTCTATGTTGCTTAGAAGTAACGCACGTTCAGGCTGGCGTATGTTGTGTTACCGACGCCCTGCGTAGACTGTGCGCGAAGGTAAATGATATCTCTTGCCTGCACAGAAAATACAGATTCCTGCGTCGTGATGGAATATGCCGGAGACGTCGCAATTGCCGATACAGCTTCCGCCGCCCATTCATTTGTCCTGTATTTTCCGATAGTTAACAGAACTGATCCGCTTGAAACGTTTGCAAATCTTGCAAAACCGCTGGCAAGCACGCGCCCGTCTTTCAGGCATCTTATGCCGCCGTCCGATACGAACTCAAAGTATTCCGAATCCGTATTAACTGTAACGGAAGACAGTGGAACGATCCGGAATGCATTTGTCAGGTTCTGCGTCACATCGGACGACAGCACCATCAGTTTTGCTTTCAGGAACGCAACGTCCGTATTCAGCTTATCGATCGCACCCGTCACAGATCCATTTGCTATTGCGGAAATATCTGTCGTTCCGAGCTTGATATAAAACCAGCGGATATTCCGCACCATTGTCGACAGTTTCTCGAACAGACTAGAATGCTTTTCACCGGAATTGATCACCGCAACAGACGTCCATGACGTAGGCGCGGAGCGATCTCCGGAAGTAAAATTGACTGTGCAATCCTGACTGTTCCCGTTGTTGTCCAACTTCTCTGCATCCATCGCGGACAAAGCAGTATTTAACGTTTCATTCGTTACATACGCACTCTGATCAATCTCAATCGTAATAGTTCCGTCATTTCGGAAAGCATGAACTGCATACAGGACAAATGCAAAGTTCGGAGATTCCGATACAGTAGGCACATACACACCTGTACCAGAATCTTGATGCAATGCCAGCAGGGTACTTTCGCCATCATCCACATGCGCCCATATTCCGATCTCATGCGCGGTATAAGACGTTGTAGCTGCCGCAGACAACTGAATCCTGAACTGCGTCGCGTCATCCATTTCTCTTGTTCCGATAAGTGATGCGTTACCAACTTCATTGACAAGCGCTGTTGCCGCTTCCATATCTGCCGTTGCCCGATACCCCGTTCCAACTGTGGCGCCTTCTATGGTCATCGTGTGACTGCCTGACGCCCACTGGTTCAGAAGTTCCTGGCCGGCGTCAGTAATAACACCCATCCAGCTCATAGCTTATCTCTCCTCCTTTCGTCACTCTGCAGTGTTATCATCGGAACTGGAAATGACGATCACTCCGCTCTCCGTTTCCGTGAATGTCAATTTGCTTTTACTCACCAGATCTCCGATTGATAACTTCTTCGTGCCGTCGCTTTCATGATCAACCGGTATATACATATCGTCTTTAATTTCTTCGGCTTCTTCCAAAGCCACTATACGTCTATTTGCCATATTCGCCCTCCGTGTAATAATTAGATGGCTATAATAATATCGCCGTCATCAGTTACCAATATGTCGCCGTCGCTGGTCAGGATGCCCATTTGAGCTTCCTGCAAGTTGATTGATTCCACGCTGATTTCTTCACCGGAGATCTCAATTCCGGTATAGTACAAATCCGCATTACTTTCCGCGGAAGTGAATATGATTCCGTCCAGATACGATCGTACATTTTTAACCGCATTGATCGCTTTTAATGCTCTTGCGTTCTCTTCATCTGACGACAAGCCGGAAACATTCACGCGGAAATGGAATGGGCTTCCGTTGTACTCAAACCATTCTTCTACGGAAACAACGTCGTAAATGGATTCCAGATATTTCAGTAATCCGGCCAGTGTTCCATAATGCGAATAGGTATCAATCGCATCTTTAATCCATCCGCGCTTTACTTCTATATCCTGCGTATAGTCATAGAGCAGATTGTATTCCCATGCCAGTTCGTCCAGTCTCCATTCCGGCATACTGTCAACGTCCGTGATGCACTTTACGCCCTGATCAATGCCGTCGTTCATTATCTGCAAGCCGGCTTCAATTGCTTTTGCAACTGCATATCCGTTCTTATCCTGCATAATAAATCGGGGAACAAGCTGTTCAATGTTGACCTTAAACATGTCTCATTCCCCCTTTACTCGATAACAGACAATGTAATCGTTCCCTTGCATCTTTCCGTTGCGGCAATCTCCGTGTATTCAATCGGGCCGGATTCGTCAAACACACTGCCATCTCCCCAGACAACGCGTGTCGCGCCTGCCTGATAGATAGCCGCCATCAGTTTATCCGGATTAAACGCAAGGCCAATTCCGGAATCCTGCCATGCCTGATAATCACTGACCGCTTCCGCAATCGCTGACGTAACCGCACTGCTTCCGTCTGACGCATACTCAACGTTCAGTACATACGGAACATCTGTTGCCTGCTGCACTGTCACATAGTCCGTCAGCGGTCTTGTATCGTCAGCATTCAGCGCATCCGTAACACTCTGGATGATCGACGCCGCGCTGGCACCTTCCGCAAGGATCAAATACACATCAACCTGTCCGGCTGTCGTGCTGAGCGCCTTTGCATCAACGATTTCCGTACTGACTTCCTTTGCCGCGGCTTCATACTGTCTCTGCGGGCCAGTCGTGACGGCTGTCAGATTGTATTCACGGATCCTCTCGCGGTATACATCATCCTCTTCTTCTTCATTGCCGCCGACCGCATCCGTTGCCGCAACGATACTGCTGACTGCATCCACCGGCGTAGACAAGTCAAGCTGCGTGCCGGCCTGCAAACCATTTCCGATGCTTCCTTCACGGTCCGCAACGACAGACGCCGTAACCGTTTCCGCATATCCGCTCAATGTCAAATCTTCCTCAAGCAGATAAAAGACCTCACCATCCGCAGTCATCGCTGTGCCTGCTTCAAGTGTGGTCTGTTCGCCTGTCGCCACCGCTGTGATACTGACTGTTGCTGTTGCCGCGCTTGCCTGTATTCTGTAGCATCCTCTAAGTTCTCCAATAACGTCCAGATAATCCCCGACCGCATACCGCAGTGTCTGCATCCTCAACGCATTATCCACGCCGGCAAATACCTGTACTATCGTCGCAAGCACACCCCTCAGGAGCATTTCTTTTTCGTCGCCCGGATAAAGAATGTCGCCGCCTGCGTCTATATATGTCAGCATCATTTCATCCCAGATCGCGTCCGGGTCAAACGTGACATAATGTAGTTCCGTATTATCCATGCAAAACCTCCTCCTTATCCTTCGCTTTCTCCTGTGATATTGACGTCCAAAATCACCTTTATGTATGTGCTTCCGTCCGGTAATAGTGTGGCTTCCGCGTCATCGACTTCCACGTCCGGCTCCAGCGTCATAACGACGTCTAATTCCGGAAGCAGTTCCTCATTCAGTTCTGGAATGGGAAGATCAAATAAACCATGATCGAATCCCCTGGAACGACTGTACGGCACTTCACCCATGCGGCACATTAGCAAATTCTTCGCATTCTGCAGCGTGCGCCGTAAAGGATCATGCGTTTCAAAGTCAATCGGAGAAGGTATATTATCAATCTGATATAATGCCATGCTCTATCACTCTCCTTTACGGTAATCCTTTTTGACGCGCACGCCTGACAGTTTCCTCATCCTGCTTTTTGGCCTGTGTTGCCGTATTAAATTCTTTCTTTTCCCAATTCGACCATGTAGATGTCTTCTTGGTAGTGGTTTCATTTTTAACGCCGAACTCTCTCTGTTCCCAATGGCTCCATTGCCCTGTCTTTGTTTTCTGGGTGTTCTTCGCCTGCTGATCCGACAGCGTGCTTCTGCCTGTAGTAACGGGGGAAGTATTCCTGACGGACCGTTTGCCGCCGCCATAGTTTCCACCGCCTCCACCGGGCGAACCAGAACCGCCACCGTCGGAATTGTTTTCTGAATTTCCGCCAGAACCGGAGTTCTTTTTTGTAGACTGCTCCAAGTTGATCGCAACGTCAGCACTGATCCATCTGCCGCCCGGAGACATTTCGATGTTCTTCACGTTCGCACTTTTCAAAACAAGTTTGCTGGCGACCAGCTTCTTTTTACCGACATAGAAGTATGACTGTTTGCCCTGTCTGGCTTCCTTCACCCATGCCATAGCTTCTTTACGGACGTCAACGCCCAGATACGCGTTAAGCTGGATGTTCATGCTGACTTCAACGGCATTGCCATTTTTTTTCACCGTATATTTCTGCTTTTTAGACGAATCTTTTTTTGTCTCCGTCTCGCAGGATCCTTTTACGGTCAGATCGGTAAAGCTCTCTATCTTTTTGCTGGAAACGATGAACTTATGACCGCCCCAGCGTCCCATAATACGCTTCCGTGATTTGCCTTGCGTTCCCTTTGCCTTTTTTATAGCCAAGGCTTTCCAGAGGATATTTTTCCCTTTGGTATTTTTCTTCTTTGCCATCGGTATCACTCCTTCCACGGCGGCGTAACCGGCATAGCAACTTCCTCATCGTTTTCCGTATCATCTTCCGGAATCTCGACAACAGGCAAGTCAAGCAGTTCGCCGCCGGTAAAGACTGTAAGCAGGCATAAATCCGGATTAGCGCTCAGTATCTCGCAGGCATACTTTTCATTTCCGTAAACATCCAGCGCCACACTGTCAAACGTCTCGCCGGCGGCACAGCGATATAAAGTATTGCTTAACGTCATGCGTATACCTCCGCTGATTCTCTCATGCGCATATCCCGGTACCATCCTTCCAGCCGATCTTTATCATTGCGGAGAACTTCTTCGACGCCCTCTGCGTTTCCGGCGTTAATGGTAGGACTATACACGAGTGTCTGCGAATTTCCGGAACTATTTCCGGCATTAAGACCACCGAAACGCGATAACAGATCCGGCCATGTAAATCCGGATGCTTCTCTGGCCGCGTTCAGAAGGCTTGCAGTGCGTTCGGAATGTTCTTCCGGGATCGCCCATTCAGGACCGGCTTCACCGAAGATGGATGCAGTAGTGGCGCGACCGCCTGTAGCAAACCCATCAAACAACTTTACGCCCCGAAGATATACCGTAACTGTTTTGCCCTGGTAGGCATTAATAGCAGCCGCAAGGCCGGCCGGATTGCCGTCAACATTAGTTGTTATAGTATGGCCGTTCTCGTCAAAAATATCTGCGCGAAGCTGTTCTACATCGCCATTAACATACGTCAATACATTCGGCAAATCCGCTGTAGCAATTGTCGCTCTTAATGATTCAGTGTTTCCTGTTACATCGACCTCTACGCCCTGTTCTGCAAGCGCTGTTCTCGGATCAATACTTTCATCTACACGCGGCTCCACTGATACCACTGGTGTTGTAGAAGCTAATTCCGAAGTCAACGCGCCAGTGTCAACTTTCGGCTCAATATTTACTGTCGCCTGGTAATTACTTAAAATCGAATCAACTCCTGCCATATTCGGCGCAAGAGTTACGCTTTGCTCTGTCGTTCCGCCTCTTTCCATCGGAGAAGCTCCGTCAAAAGAACTGGCGGCGTATCGTTCGCTTCCAGCTGCGATTTCTCTCATGGAAAGCAGATTCATCATTTCATCTGCCATTCCGCGATTTCCTGTAGTAATATAATCCTGAATCGCTTCTCCGATTTCATGCGTCGTGCCATGATCAGCAACCTGGCCAGAAAGCAGTTCGTTTAATGCGTACCTGTCTGAGAAGCCAAACTGATTTCTGAACAGACCAGACGCCGTTTCCATGCTCATATTGCCAAGGCGAACAGAATCTGCCAGCCTTTGCAGCTGTGCGTAAGCATCTCCGTAATCGCTTTGACTGATGCCTGTTTCCCAAAGAGTGTTAATCTGCTCATCATAACCGGCACGTCTCTGCATTCTTTCTTGCAACTGACGCGCTTCGATTTCAGCAATCGCCGTATCGCTCGCCCCATCAATTCTCGCTTCGGCAACCATCCTGGCGCTTCGCTCGTCAAGTTCAGCCATAGCGGCATCCCTTGTCTCAACCATTTCGGAAGATATCTCATTGAGCGAATCAAGGCTTGCAGACTGCCCTTTGTCAAGGAGCATCTGCATCTGAATACGAGCTTCTCTATCAGCAGCATCGGCGGCAGCTCTTGCAACCGCGTCATTATATTCATTCATATACTGCTCAATTTCCTGAAGCTCAGTCTCGTCAACGTGACCGTCATTAAATGCTGCTGTAAGCGCTTCCTGAAGTTTTTTACTCAGGCCCTCTGCTTCGGCAATCGCTTCATTATAAGCATCATCCGTGCTGCCCCAACGTTCTTTGTAC